GATGGCAAACGAGTTGGCGAAACTCAACAACTCGATACTGGGTATCAATATCTTGTTGTCAGAACCAGACAGGTTCGAGGGCGATGATGCATTTGCGGATACACTCTTTGATATGAACGCAGTGATATCCATTGCACCAAACGATAAGACAAACATAGACTCCCGACCAAGACCTGTAGGTGTGGCAACATTCGGTGAGAGAGACGCAGTAGAGTTCCGACCTGAACTCGAAGGTATGTTATTTGCACGACCTGAAATCATGGATGCGGCAATCGGTTACGGAACAATCTCTGCAACACAAGATACCGATGGTATCACACGGAGAGTCCCCTTGATTGAGAACTTCGAGGGTCGCATGTATCCTGCCTTTGCACTGGATATCCTTCGCGTGGCTGCGGGTGATGTATCCTATCAAGTTAAGACAGATGCCTATGGAATACGATTTGTTCGCATACCGAAGTTCGATGTAGTGCAGACAGACGACAATAGTAATGTGCGTATCGCATTCTGGAACGAGTTCAAGAGATATTCCTTCACAGAGATAGACCAGATACCAGCGGGAAGTATTGCGATACTGGGTGCAACCTTCAAGGGAACATCTGTCGTATCAACTCCTGTCGGTGCGATGTATCCGCACGACATTCAGGCAAACCTGTTGAAGACGATGATTGACGGTGTGACTATCACACGAATGCCAGAGTTTAAGTTTTATGAACTTTTCGCAACGATTGTGGTGTCGATAGTGATACTATTCATGTTGTCTAAACTCTCTATCGTGATTTCGGGGGTAGTCTTCCTGATTATCAGTTCAAGTTTCGTGAATGGTGCGTCA